GTGTCAGACCCAAATGCTAAAACAGGTATATACGCAGGTTCCGCTGCTGTTAATCTTGCTGCTAACGTGTACGGAAGTGAAGCTGCTGCCGCTGTAGCGGGCGTAATAAACCCGATTACTTGGGCTTTAGTTGCTATTGACGTTATAGATTTTATTAAAGGCATGGATGTAGACTACGAGCGCTCTCAAGCCGTTCTAGGATATAATAACGGAGCATTCAGCGTAGATTATGTAGGCGGTGCCGACAAGGGAAGTCCTGCGTGGGCTTATGGACAAGCTAACGCTGCTTCTGACATTCTTAATATGATGGTCAAAGATTACGGCTTCTCTATTAATGAAACAAAATTCCGCGAAGTGTTTGGCGAAGTCGGTAACGAGTTTATGAACAAAGCGTACATAACCGATAGCCAAGCCTATGCTCAACAGGGCGGACGTAACGCATCGTACAGCGGAGCTGACTTAGTGTACAGTCTTATAAAAGGCGGAGCGTTTAATATCACAGATAAAACCCCAAAAGAGGTGTATGCAAGTCCTCTTGGTTCTATGAATTTTATATCCGAGCTTATTCAAAAAACAAATGACAGAGCTGTTGCGTACTATGTGCGAGATGGCATGTTTGATTTTAGTAAGCCAAATGTCAGGAACGTCATAAACCCAGATTATTTTCAAGGGCTAGTAGACGAAGGATTTTTTGAAAAAAAGAGGTACGGTTATTATGACGCTACTGATTTTAAATGGACCGAACTATCCAATGGGCGGGGCTATCAATTGACCGCCGACCTCACTCCATCCATGATTGATCAAATTAAATACACACGACCATTCTAAGAGGTACTTGAACCGTGCAACGAATTTCAGATATGCGCCCGTTCTTATTTAAGAATAGCACTACCCTCAATAACTTCTTTATGGGCATTAAACCTTCAGCAACAAGCATGGTGGCTACACGGGGCCAGATGAAAACAATGATGGCTGAGGGGGGCGTACCTGCGGCTAACCCACTTGCACAAGCTACCCCTGAACAACAAGTCATGGAGCAGGGTGAGGTAGAGCATGAAGCTATGGAGCAAGAAACTCCGGACGGACCTCCTAGTGGTGTGATCGGTTCTGAGAGCGTATCTCCTGAAGATAGCATCGCTGACGACGTACCTATGGAAGTACCAGAGGGTGCTTTTATCATTAATGCAGCCGCCGCAGAAGTAGCAGGATACGGTGACATTAAGAAGATGATTATGGATGCTATTGGTGTAGCAAAGCGTTTAGGTATTGAAATTGCTACGGGCGCATCCGAAACTGAAGAAGAAGAAGCCGTAGACCTACTCGTGTCTAAAGGCGAAGTGTATATCGAGCCTACTCTTGCGAAGATTATTGGGTACGACGTACTTGAAAAGATCAACAATCGTGGCAAGAAAGAGGTAGCTCGCCGTCAACAAGAGGCCGCAGCCGCTGAAGAACAGCAGGCAGCGCCCGCGCCACAAGCACCTCAAGCGCCGATGCAGCGTGGTGGATTCGTAAAAAAAAAGTTCGCTGACGGTGGAGATGTAAAAGGCCCAAGTCCCTCAGATGTAGCTATGGGAGATATTGAGGCGGGGTTTGAAACCCTCAGATACTACGGCGACGATCCTGTACTTCGTTTGGCGTTAGATGATCCTAAAGGTCTTTCTACGCTTGTAGAACAAGAGTACGAAGATGACTCAGGCCCTGTAGGCATGTATGACGTTGATAAAGACCTGATAACTCTGACTAGAAAAGCAATTAAGCCTTCTGATTTCGTATCGCCTCAGATTGAGTACAGTGACACTTTAGGTCACGAGCTGATGCACAAAGGGGATGCAGACGCGGGAACAACAGGATCTATTATGAAAGGCTTCCAGCTTCATGCTGTGATAGCATCTAAAAGTATCCAAGCATCTAAAGACTCTAAAGGCAGAATTGGTGATGATACGTTTAATAATACGTACCGCCTCCTTAAGAACTACGTATCAGGATTTGATAACGCTAAACAGATCCGAAAAGACATTACAAAGGCTTATACCAGCGGAAAAACAAACTCTGAGCGTGGAGATAACATCCTAGCTGTACTTGAAAACGTCCCTGAATTTAGGGAAATTAGACAAGAAGCAGAGGACAATGCCCGCAAAGTTTTAGCAGAGCGCAAGCAGCAGGCATCTAAAAAAGCACAAGGTTTTGCTGATGGCGGGTACACCCAATCTCTTACATCGAACGATGTTGCAGAGCGCGTAGCTTCCGTCATCGGAGTACGGGAAGATGCACAATACGCAAAAGACCTGTCACGCTTAGAAAGCTCTCGCCAGCAATTTGATGACGACGATAAATCAGAAGACACTTTGCGGCACATTTTACTCGGCGGTTTGATTTCGCCCACCAACAAAGACACCTTATTAGGTAAGGTACAGGGGTTCTTAGGAGGTGTTGGTATTGAAGCCCGCGAACGAAAGAATTTTATTGGTGACTATGTTAACGAAGAGTCTGCTATAGACGCCAACAACAATAAATACGGAGCAGCGTTACGCAAACGCTACGAAACTCAAGAAGAGTTTGAACAAGCTGCGATAGACGCAGTAATTGCGCTCCGTGAAGGTAAGCCCATCGAAATAGATGGCTTAACTCCCCGTATGAGTTTTGGAAATCCTCCCAAAGAGGAATCTTCTAGAGCATCTCAGGGGAACTAAGGACAGCTACCCGTCGCCAACGGCCCTGTCACTCAACTAACCGAAGCAGCTACCCACCGAACGCGAGTGGCCCTGCACAAGGAGAAGTATCATGGCAAAAGCAAGAGGCCACCGCGCCAACAAACCTAACGATTCCTTTGGAACTATCAACAACTCAAATCTCTATCGTGGTAATTACCGTGACGACGTGTACAAGGACGACGATGAGGAGCCTGTAACCGAAATGGAAGCTCAATCGGACCCCTCGCAAGAAGAGGCCACTCCCGATGGATTCTCTCGGAAATCCAAACAGGACGACGTAGACTACAAGAAAAGGTACGACGACTTGAAACGCCACTATGACGCTAAAGTGTCTGAGTGGAAAGAAGAGAAGAAAGACCTTGCTGCACAGGGGGAATCATCCCCGCAATTAGACGCACTGACCCGTCTTAAAGCTCCTAAGAGCCTTGAAGAGTTAGAGCAGTTTAAACAGCAGTACCCTGACGTGTACGGCGTAGTTGAGACAATCTCTGCCCTGCGAGCAGATAGCACAGTAGAGGAGCTTCGTAATGAAGTGAATCGTCTGCGTGAACGTGAGCAGGATATGGAAGTACAGAAAGCCTATCAAGAGCTTCTACGTCATCACCCAGATTTTGATGATCTGCGTAACGACGACAAGTTCCTTGCTTGGCTCGACGAACAACCATCTACATTGAGCGACGGTATCTACAAGAATAACACCGACGCTAAGTGGGCAGCTCGTGTCATCGATTTGTACAAAGCAGATACAGGTTTGTCAAAAAATAAAAGAGGCACCAACGCCTCTGCCGCAGAAACAGTAACCAAACGTGTAGCGAAAGACGTTAATGCAAAAGGTACTGGTGGACAGAGGATTTGGAAAGCATCTGAAATAGGCCGCATGAAACCGCATGAGTTTGAAGCAAATGAAGCAGAACTTGACGCGGCTCGTGCAGAAGGGCGCATCGATTTTAACGCTTAACCATTAATTATGAAGGAAACTAAAGATGGCTTTTAATAGTGCATCAGGTTACAATAACCTGCCTTCTGGTAACTTTACGCCAGAAATCTTTAGCCAGAAAGTTCTTAAGTTTTTCCGTCGTGCTTCGGTTGTTGAAGACATCACCAACACCGATTACGCGGGTGAAATTGAGAACTACGGCGACACGGTTCGTATTATCAAAGAACCTACGATTACTGTATCTAGCTACTCACGTGGCGCAGTAGTCAACCCACAAGACCTTGCTGACGATCAAATCACGATGATTGTTGATCAGGCCAACGCATTTGCGTTCAAGATCGACGACATCGAAGAGCGTCAGTCTCACGTCAACTTCGAAGCTCTTGCAACTTCTTCGGGTGCATACTCGCTGAAGCGCAAGTACGACGCTACTGTTCTTGACGCAATGGCAACCAACGCTGGCTTGACTGGCGAGTCAGGTGCCTCTGTCAGTCAAATCGGAAGCATCGGTACTCTTGGTTCGGCTTTGGACATTGGTGGTGCATCCTCTCCGGGTGACACTGCAGTCAACACCATGTTGATTATGGCCTCAGCCCTTGACGACCAATTTGTACCTGAAGAGAATCGTTGGTTTGTAGCTCCTCCTTTGTTCTACAAACATCTGTTCTCTGCTGGCTCTAAATTTGCCGAAGTACAAGTCACGGGCGATGCAACGTCTCCGCTCCGTAACGGCCTTGTATCGCTTGGCAACATTGCTGGCTTTCAGTGCTACAAATCAACAGCTCTGAATTCGACTGGCGGCACGGACCAAGTCACTCTGAGTGGTCTTGCTGTTGACGGCACGGAAAATGTAATCCTTGCTGGTCACATGAGCTCGACAGCTACGGCTTCGCACATTGCGAAAACCGAAGTTGTTCGTTCGACTGAAACCTTTAGCGACATCGTTCGCGGTCTGCATGTCTTCGGTAGCAAAGTATTGCGCCCTGAAGCCATCGTTCGCGGCGTTGTTAGCTTAGACTAGGGGAGAACTAAAATATGGCTACTTATACAATCACTAATGCTGTTGCTGGCGTACCCGCTGGCGTTAAAGCACAAGTTGTAGAAGTTGTTCTTGACTTCTCTTCAACTAGCTTAACAACTTCTGATTCGGTAGAAGTATTCGAACTTCCTGCCAACTCTTTGGTTGTTATGGCAGGTCTCGAAGTTCTGACCCTTGCCAGCACTGGTTCTCCAGTTCTGGATCTTGGCGATGATGCTGATGACGACATCTTTGCTGCTGCTGTTGCAGGTCACACTGCATTGGCATCTGGCACGACAAGTGTAGGCAAGTTTTACACCGCTGCTGACACCATCGACTTGATTGCTAACACAGCAACATTCGACGGTAAAGTACGCGTGTACGCTGTTATCGCAGAACTCGGCACTGCCGAAACTGCGGCAGCTTTTGCCTAATATAGTGCGGGGGAGGGCTAGTCTCTCCCCCAATCTTTAAGGAGATTATAATGCCCCTCAAAAAAGGCTCTTCACAAAAGACGATCAGCGCAAACATCCGCAAGGAGATGGAATCGGGTACGCCGCAGAAACAAGCTGTGGCTATTGCTTTATCTAGCGCAGG